ATTGTATACCACGAAATGATGTATCAAGCGGGAGAGGAACATCCCACTTACACGGCAGAATTTTCTAAAGGGCAAGAAAATGTAAGAAAGAAAATAAATTTAATGAGAGAAGAATTATTAACTCTTAAAGATTGCGACAAATAACATATATGAAAAACATTACAATAGAAACAAACCATGTGCGAGTGATAGGGAATACAAGAAATCCTGATAGTGAAAGACCAAACAAGATAATAGGGCAAGAATGTGAGGTAAATAATTCTTATTACGGATGCGGCACAATTTCTGTTTGGGATAAAAACAAGACAGAAATTTTTTTGCTTAACAAAATCGATGTTCGTTTTCTAATACCTGCAATGTTTAATGAAAAACACTTAGCGATTGATGATGAGGTTTTTGTGCAAAGTAGGTGGAAAAAAGTTTTAGGGTTTTGTATGTACGACAACAAAGTGAGAATACTTTCAGGAACATTAGAAGATACCAATGAATACGAAGAGGAAGACATACAAGACCACAGAACAGAAACACTATCACTTACAGGCAAAGAAGTAGATGTAATAGTAGATGGAGTTACTTATAAAGCTGTAATTATATAAAAATATATGAATCAATTTATAAAAAGATTTATTTCAATAATTAAGCCTGAAAGGGACTTTACAAGAATGACTTACCTAGTAATTGACAACAACAAACAGACAGTCAAGTGGTTAGGAATGTTTGAGGAAACACGAATTGTAGCTACAAAGTGTAATGAATTTGAAACAGAAGAAGAAGCCCTGCTACACATTGAAAATAATGTAGCGAAAAATGAACTAAGATATATAGAGTTGTTTAAAAAACAAGACCTTAAAAATAAATAACATGAACATAAAAGACGAACTAATAAACAACATAGTACACGCAGGGTCAGAAGAAAATGCACGAAAGGCAATAGACAGTTATACGGTGCAGGTGCAGGAGGAGTCGGTTAAGGTAACAGAGAACACATCAGACGGCTACCACACATTTAAAGAACTGTACGAGCACAGAATTACACTTTACATAGCGTTGTGTAGACAATGGGAAAGCAATATTTCGGTGTGGCGTTCTAAATTACATTCAGATGGGTCTAGTTACGAAAGTTGGTTTATTCTAGGAATAGATAAACAAAAAGATAAACAAATAACATACCACTTACCAAACGATAAATGGAACGACACTTCTTTTGCTGAAACTTTAGAGAAAGCACCTGAGTTTGACGGACACACTTCGGCAGATGTATTAAAAAGAATTTCTAATTTATAAATATATGAAAAAATTGAAAGAATTATTGTACATATCAGAAGAAATTGACGAAGCATTTATAGAACAGAAAATAAAAGAGTTTGTCAATAAGTTTCCAAACAAGTTGGCAGAAGTTATTGACGACTTTGGTAGCTCTACTAAATCAGAATTGAGAGACTTTATAGCAGAGTCTATACAACAAGCAGTAGCAGAAGAAAGGAAAAAGTTTAGGTTTCTCGATGTGTGCCACGATTACAAAACAAAAGAGCAGTTTGAAATGTTTATAAGTGCTCGGGAGGAGGATATTGACTCAATAAAATTATCTATTAAAGATGCAAAGGTTAAGATAAAAACTTTACAAAAATAACTAACACCTATGAAAAGAAGTTTTAAAGTAGAGATTAGAGATAATTGTAAAGTGTGCGGTGGAGAATTGCCGAACGCAAGATTTAGGTCCTACTGCGGAGATAAGTGTAGAAAATCCTTTTATAATAAAGGGAACACAGAGAAAATGAAGCAGTGGAGAGATACCAGAAGAGCCAAAAATGAGTAAGTTGTACACAGTTTATGCACTTTTATAACTAAGTTGCACCGACACAACCACAGGTGTATAATAAGCGAAGATTTATTTCTTCCTAAAAAAAGAACAAAATCTTATCCGATTTATTGGATAAATTATCAAAAAATGGTAGTAGCCTACCAATAATAATAAATAAATATATGGGATTTGAAAACAAAGACGACGGTAATTACATTACAATTTTAGGAGGTAAGTTTTGCCAAAGAGTAAATGAAGGAACTGAAGGAGCAGTCACACGAATAAATAAACTAGGCAAAACTGTTCATGAGATTTTTCATGACAGTTTTACAGGAAAGCTAATTGACATAAAAATTAAAGAAGGAGAGTACGGAAAAACATGGAACTTTAGTTTCCAAGATGAAAAAGATGTTTACATTCTTCAATTATCTTATAGCAATAGTTTTTCAACAGCGTTTCTTAAAATGCTACCGAACATTGATTTGACACAAGAGATGAAAGTTTCACCAAGTGTTAAAGAAGTAGACGGGAAAAATAAAAGCTCACTGTTTATTAATCAAAACGGAGTAGCTGTCAAACACGCTTACACAATGGCTGAACCTAAAGGTATGCCGGACATGGAGCAATTGACAGTCAAAGGAGAAAAGATATGGGATGATACAAAGAGAATGATTTTCCTAGAAGCTATGGTGGAAAAAGATATCAAACATAAATTATCTGGAACTTCAAAGAGCAGAGCTGATGTCGATTTTGATAGTATCAACAATCAAAAAGTTGAACCTATGGAATATCCAGCTGACGAAATTAATCCGGATGACGTTCCGTTTTAGTTAGAAGAACATCACCCCCACCCTTCGCGGTGGGTTGATGGGGGAAATGGATAGCGTGTGTAGGTCATTACCTAAAAGGATATTGCAATAGGTCACGCTACAAAATATGACTTTCCCCATTAGCCCATCGAAGAGAAAAAATGTATGTATAAAGAAATTTCAAAACAAAAAAATAGTAAAGATAGACAGAAAACAGTCAATGTTCTACGAGGGGTTACATACATTCCCTCTCCACAAAAACATTGGCTGTTTTCTTTTTACCTTTGCTTTAACAAAAAAATGTATGGCAACAAAAAATAAAGAATTCCTAACACACTTTCCGGACCATGCTTTCCGGTACATAGACCAAACAGGAGCAGGTAGACTGCCAGTAGCAAGCACAGAGAGAAGAGATGACCTTAATTTAAGTGGATACGAGAGTTACTTCACAGTCAATGGATTTAAAAATGCACCAAACGCACAAAAAGAAAATTGTAGCTCTTTGAATGCTTTCTTCGTTGATATAGACGGAAGAAAAGATTTAGAAGAGATTGAAAGAATAAAGGAGAAACTCGCACCAACATTTATTTTAGAGACTAAGAACGGATACCACATTTATTGGGTGCTTGATGAACCCATTTATAAAGAAGGACTAGGAGAACTAGAATGGAGTAGTGAAGTGAAGAGGTGGGAACAGTTGGAACAGAATATCGTAACAGAACTAAAAGCGGACCCTGTGGTAAAAGACCTTACTAGAATTCTACGAGTACCGGATACTTACTACTGGAAAAAGACTGATGACCAGTGGAAGATTGGAACTGAAGGTGTGTTTAAGATTAAAGGATTACATAAAGAGACCGCAAACACATACACAATGGATGCGATTGAAAGTGCATTTCCTACAAAAGACTCTGCATTATCTTTCAACGACATTGCAAGCTTAAATGGTGACAAAGCTAAAAAAATGTCACAAGCGGAAAAACAGAGTTTCTTTAATAAAGTAAATGAAGTGTTTCCAATTGAAGACCGAGAAAGTTTTCAGAAACTAATCTCTGCACATCCCGATACCTTGCCTCAACAGGGAATGAGAAATCACGCCTTAATGGTTACAGCCTCACTAATGAGACAGGCAGGTTGGAAAAAAGAGAAGGCTTTACAGCATATTGAAAAAGTAGGGTGGCATGGGATTGAATCTGAAAGAGGTGGAGCTCAAGAAATTGTTAATACTATAAACAGTGCTTTCGGAGGGAACTACACTTATTCTTATAAGCACGAAGTGATTGCTCACAATATGAGTGCTGAAGAAAGTCAATTAATCCAACAAGCTTACACCGGCGTTCTAAAGGACAGAAGAGAACAAGACAAAGTCCGATACTCAAATTACGAACGAGAATTACTGGCATTGAATCCGTACTTGAAAAAGAATGAGATTGGAATCGTGTTCCGATACGACAACGGAGTTTATAAAATGGTGTCTGACCAAGAGATGTCCGACATGGTTTTGAATGGATTGTATGAAGATATGCTTTGGGGATATAGGACAAAAAAGAATGTATCGGACAAAGTTGCGTGTCTTTTATCAATAATACCAGAACTGAAAATTTCTAAAGACGGAGGGTTTTTAGTGAATGTGAAGAATGGAATTTTAAACATCGCGACTCGAGAGCTGATGCCCCACAATCCTAATTTTGTATCTTTGGTTCAGTACCCTGTTATTTACGACCCTAAAGCGGAATGTCCAGTATGGGAAGATTGTGTAGCAAGTTGGATGTCTGGAGATGAAATGATTGATAAAACTAGGTTGATAAAGCAATTCTGTGGGTACATTCTATCCTCTTCGATGCTTTATGACCGAGCTTTGTTCATGGTAGGAGACGGAGGAAACGGGAAATCGACCTTCATAGATACGATATCAATGGTTATTGGACCAGATGCTACCTCTCACATTGACCTTGAAAGTCTTTACAGCACGTTTGGTATGCACGGACTTATTGGAAAGCGATTGAATATAATTGAAGAAGTTTCCGGAAACTACTACCAAAGTAATAAGTTGAAAAAACTAATTTCTGGAGAGCCTGTAACTATTGATATTAAATACAAGCCACAATTTACTTTCAGACCTCAAGCGAAGTTTGTGTTCTCTGTAAACCTACTGCCACGAGTTGATGATGTATCAACAGCAACAGAGCGAAGAATTTGTGCAGTGCAGTTCTTAAATAATTATAGAAAAAATCCTAATATGAAATTGCGGTCAAGTGTTGGACTTCTTGCCGGAGAGATTTCGGGAATTCTAAACTGGATGTTAGACGGTTTTGATGATTTAGCTCAAAACGAAAACTTCATTGTCACAAAAGAACAGACAAAAATGCTAGACGATTATCGAGCAGAGAATTCCTCAGTTGAAGGATTCTTGAGTGAGTGTATCGTTCTAGAAGAAGGTGAAAAAATTGAAGCTCCAGAATTATATTCTGAATATAAAAAGTGGAGTGTGTCAGAAGGTGGAAGAAAAATAAAAGCTAACATAACTTTTCAAAAAGAGGTACAAGCTTACGGAGCAAAAGACGATAGATTCTCTTACTCCACTCGACAGTATGGTGGAGGAGAAGCTGAATATACTGGGATGAAGTTCAGTCCCCATTGGATTAAAAAAGATAGCTTTAATGAATTCTAATATGTTACCACTCTACGACCATCAAAAGAAAATCATAGATGCAGACCCACTAAAGTGCGGGCTATTTCTTGGGACTGGTGCTTCAAAGACTCGGACCGCTTTAGTCTTAGCTGAAGGAGATACTTTAGTTATTTGTCCGAAGCAACAAAGAGATGATAAGACTTGGGAACGAGAAAATAAAAAGTGGGAAACTAATAAAGGTGTAATGGTAATCAGTAAAGAAGACTTGAGAAAGATTTGGGATGATTTACCTCACTTTGACACAGTTATTATTGATGAGGTTCACAACAATCTTGGAGTAATGCCTGCGTATGTTCAGAGAAATAAAATACAGATTCCAAAGACCTCACAGATATTCGATGCTACAAAGAAATTCTTAGAAAAACATCCTCCGAAAAGATTGTACTTACTATCCGCAACTCCCGCTCCGAAACCTATGAGTGTTTGGGCAATTGGAGTTTTGCTAGGAAATAATTGGGATTTCCACCAGTTCCGAAACAAGTATTACACTGAAGTTCGAATAGGAGGAGTTCGAAGAATTTGGCTACCAAAGAAGACTGAAGAGATAAAACAAGAATTAGCTACTTTGATTAAAAGACTTGGGTATACAGGTAGTCTGAATGACTTCTTCGATGTTCCGGAACAGACCCATAAAGTCATTGAAATTGACCTTACAGCAGAGCAAAAGCTCGCAGTGACTGATATGTCGTTTTCAGAACCGGACCCCCTTGTTAGGCGTGCTAGGCTTCGAACAATAGAGAATGGAGTGCTATACGGAAAGAAAATAGTGGAAGGAGAAAATAAAACAGACACCATGAGTGATGAGACAATTATTTTCAAGAATAATAAGATACCCTACATCCTAGAAAGAGCTCAAGAATTCCCGAAGCTACTAATTTTTGCCAACTACACAGCTCAAATTCAAGAGATTGAAAAAGCTCTGAAGAAAGAAGGATACAATGTTTCAACTTTAACTGGAGCTACAAAAGACCGGAGCTTTATCCACAAAGTAAATGAAAGTCCACACCCACATATCATAATCGCTCAATGTGCAATTTCTTCAGGGTACGAGTTGCCAACATTCCCTTGCGTAATATACGCAAGTAAATCATTTAGACATGTGGACTACGAACAGTCCACAGGTCGAGTGTTGAGGTCGAACGCATTGAAGAAGAATTTATACATCCACTTAGTCGTGAAAGGGTGTGACATGGATTGTCACGACACGGTCATGAGTGGTCAAGATTTTCAAGAGAGATTAACAATAAATATATAGTTGCACCGACACCGACATCGGTATATAATAAACAAGGTTATGAAACGAGAACAGAAATGGAACACAGTTCTAAACCAGTATTTTAGAGAAAAGAGATTGTACTGTTACTACGAATTGAAGCAGACGAATACAGAATATTTTCAGTTTGCAAAAATTGAATCAGGGCAAGATGAAGGACTGCCCGCATTAGAAAAGAGCGGGCTAGTCTGGAAATTCTCTGATGAAATCAGCAGACCAAAACCTTGTGACGGAGCTTGCTTACCACCACTACCTTCATATTTAATAATAAAATTCAAAGACATATTTTGTCTTATTAGGTACGAAGAAATTATAAAATTAAGGTACGAGGGTGTAATCTCAATCACAAAAACAAGAGCCGAAGAATTATCCGAAAAAATTATAAAGTTACAATGATAAAAACAAAGAAAAAAGCAATCCCAATGGCTAGAATTAATACCAGGATTACGCTAACCCAACAGAAGTACATAAAAGCAAAAGCGAAGAAAGAGAACAAAACAGAAGGAGAGGTATTTAGGGGGTTTATTGATTTCTGTATAACAAACCAATAATATGACATCATTCGAAAAATACGCAGTCCTAGACGCTCAAATTAATGTACTGACAACACAAAGAGATGCGTTGAAACCAGAAATTATAGAAGAGATAATCGCAAAAGGAGCAAAAAGTACAAACACAGCAGTCGGAAAGTTCACTGTAAAACAACTGAAAACTTGGACATACAGTTCAATGTTCGAAAAGAAAGAGAAGAAAATTAAATCTGAAATAAAAGATTTGAAGGAAGAAGTGAAAGCACTTCAAGCAAAAGAACAAGAAGATGAGATTGCAACATACGTCGCAAATCCATCTTTAGTGTTTACTGAAATTAAATTATAAAAATATGAAAACTGTAAAAAAAGTAGTGAAGAAAGAAGTAAAGAAAGAAGTGAAGAAAGAAGTGAAGAAAGAAGTGAAGAAAGTAGTAAAGAAAGTAGTGAAGAAAGAAGTAAAAAAAGTAGTAGAGATGATTAGTTACTCAATTAGAATGACTATTCCAACAGGACAGTATGCAAATATTATCCCTGAAATAGTCGTAAAGGCTCAAAACCCAGAAGAAGCTCATGCCTACATCACTCCACATATGAATAAATTGTGGAAAGAATATTTCATGATTGCTGAAAGAAAAAAAGAAGTAGTAAAACCAGTTGAGGAAACAACAGTTTCAATTGGTTCAGTTCCATTTGTGCCACTACCTGTAGACAATCCTCCAGTAGCTGTTGACGGTAAAACTTACAACCAAACTGGATACAAAGCTCCTCCTGTGACACCTTCACCGATTGCAGATGTGGCAATTGTGAAAGCCACTCAAGCAATTCAATCTTGCATGAGCACAGAAGCTCTTGATTTAATTATCAAACAAATTGGATTATCAACAAAACTAACTGCAGAGAATAAAGATAGTCTACTTGAAGTAATTGAAGAAAGGTCAAAACAATTAAATGGAGAAGCTTAAATTTACAAAAGAATTATTAGAGTGTTATGGTTGGAAAGAAATAGAATCAAAAAATCCTATAATGTATTCTTACAAACAAGAAAATACAAACGTTAGATTGAATTACTATTTCACAACAGGAACTGTAACTCAACAAACTCCAGCTGGAAAATACAAACGTTGGAGTGGCGTACGTAGTGATAATGAAATAGAAGATATATTATGCAAAAAATTAAACTAATACTTCCAAAACCTCACATTTCTTGGTCTCAACTATCTTGTTGGATAAGCAATCCTGTCAGATATAGAAAAGAATATTTTGAGGCTGGAGATAAATTAGATACTAAGTATCTTAGATTTGGGAAAGGAATCGCAGGTCTGATTGAAGAAGGTAAACATACAGAACTACTTCCAGATTTGATAGTATGTGATACCCCAGAATTTGAAATTAAGACAGATGTTCTAGGGGTTCCAATATTGTCTTACATTGATAGTTACGATTCTGTGAATAATGTTTTTAGAGAATATAAAACAGGAAAGATACCTTGGACCCAAGCGAAAGTAATAAAGCACGGTCAATTGAAATTCTATGCAGTTGCATTGAAACATAGCATTGGAAAGACTCCGGAGTATTGCGACTTGGACTGGATAGAAACAAAGGAGGGGTCTCTGGAGGTAGACGACTTCTGGAGAAAGAACGAAAAACAAATTCAAATTACTGGAAAGATTAAATCCTTCCACCACGAATTTAGTGAAAAAGAGATAGAGAACATGGAGAAGTTGATTGTTAAATCAGCAAAAGAAATATCGAAAGCTTATCAAGAATTCATAAACGAAATATAAATATGACAAAAGAAGAAATACAAAAATCAAGTGAGAAGAAAGTACAAGTTGTTAATAACCTATGTAATCAATTAGGATTAGTGCCCTCTGCGGAACAAATAATAACTCCAGAAGGATTTATTAAGCATGTTGTTTACTATACAGACACAGAGCGGTACGAGCTAACTGCAGAACCAACTGAACCTGAACCTGTACTTGCACCTGAACCTGAACCTGTAGAGATAATTAAGAAAAAGAAAAATGGTAAAAAGAAATAAAATTCTAAGTACACTTAGACCTCCGTTGTATGGAAATCCAACACTAAGAATTGCATTGGAGTTTGGTGTTGTACTTTCTGAAGTGGCGAAGGAGAAAAAAATTAAATTAACTCCAGAAATTGTAGAGAAGGCAGAAGAAATATTCATCAAAGAATTAAAACTTAATGGTATGAAAAAGACAGCACTAAATTTTGTGCCTTTAATTCTTGCCTGTTTAGAAGTTTAATCCTATAATTATTATGAGTTAGGCTGGGCGTATCGAGCAGGCATATCTTAAAACTTGGGGATTTACCAAGCTAGGGAGTTGCTAAGACGACCAACTGGTCTACTTGTACAAAAGAAACACCTCGTTTTACATCAAGTACACATTATGTAGCTTGCTAAACGAGGTGTTTTTTTATCTCGCAGGACCGTACTTTCCTGCAGATGATGATGATGTCTTCTTCTTCTCATCTTTTTTCTTATCTTTTTTGTCGTGGTATTCTTGAGTTTCTGATAAGTTGTAGGTTCCAAAAAGAGCTGCTCTCGCATAGTTTGTTGGAGTTTGGTCTATGGTGTACTTCACCTTTCCTGATGCAGTTCTAACTTTCCCCTCATCGACAGCTTTTACACCTTCATAACCTCTTTTTATTTGTGCACCGGCAGGAACCACGTTTGTAAATATAGATTTTCCAACAGATTTTACTCTTTCTTCTGTATCAAGTTTATTTCCCCAGTCATCTTCTCCTTTAATTCCTTCCTGGAAAACATCATTAAAGAACGATAGAACAGGAGGAGCTCCGAATGTAACATAAGGGAACACATCTTTCAGACCCATCCCGAATAATTTTCCTATGTAAGCAAACAGTAATGAAGAAGCAAATATATATCTTGCAAATTTATCCCACTCTCCATTCTTCACCTGACCAATTATTCTTTCCATTTGCTTCAAAGTAAATGTTTGGTATTGGAATGTGGTTCTCATTAAATCACTTTGCATATTTACAGGAGTATCTAATGCTCCGAAAGTAAACTGTGTTGTTTCAGCTACGAACTTTCCGTACTCGACAGCGTCTTTTTCTGTAGGTTTATAACCTTTTTCAACAGTTTTATTTAGAGCTTTTTTTACATTCTTTGGTGATACTTTCCCAGCTAGATACTTTTCTTTAGCTCCAAAATAAGCTGCTCCACGGTTTATGAATTCAGAAACACGCATATTCGTATACAATATTTTATCTGCTGTTTCTGCGAATCTTCTTACTGCACTGTATACCTGGTCCTGTGCAAAAGAATCCAGAAGAACACCATTGTCTTTTAGTTCCTTTCCGGCACCTTTTTTAAATAGACCATAGTAACCCACAACTGTGTATCTTGAACCAAGTTCAGAGAATGTGTTTACTCCTTGAGTAAGGTTTTTTGCAAAAGTAACTGCTGACCCTGCAATCTTTGACCGAGAGTTTAATTTTCTCAAGAACGTCGTTATTGAGCGAGTAGGTCTTGCTCCAAATAAATTACCAAAAACTTGCTTGATGTTTATATCAATTCCTTTATCAACATCTGTAGGTCGCATGTTTATTCGTGCAACGTAGTCTTGAATAAAATGTTTCTGACTATCTTCAAACTGTGTAGTAGCTTCTTTAAGATTTGCTAGAGGTGGGTCCATGTGAACTTTTCTAACTGCTCTTTTCCCATACACTTCAAGTGCAGTCCAAACATCTTTTAGGTAACCCTCTGCTCCAGTTCGTTTTAGTAAGAAAGGGTTGTAAACTTCTCCGGGGATAGTATTCCTAATAAAAGCTTCAATCCCTTCTGGGATACCTTGGTCATCTTCTTTCGGGAATATGTGAGTAATGTAGTTTGTAATTCTGTCACCTGGTTCTATCTCAAGTCGGTCAGCCCAACTGTCTAACCACGTTCTTATTTCTGCAGCGACTTTTGCTTCTTCTTGAGTAAGCTCAACTTTTTCTCCATCAAGATGGTCAAAAATTCTTCTACTGCTGTCTTTAAAACTAGGAAGTGAATCCATCCATCCTCTTATTTGCTTTAATACCTCCTCTTTTTCTTTCTCCATTGCTAAGTTTGCAGCTTTTAGTTCTATGTAGTTTTCTCTTAGTCCAAGCTTATTCATTACAGATATCGGAGATTGTGCCAACCGATTGAACAATCCTACTTTCAATCTGTTTGGAGTTCTTCTGTTCTCTTCTCCAACTTTCTCTTTAGGTTCAACTTCAACTGGCTCGATAGGAGATGTTGGGTCCGGAGCGTTTGGATTTCTTTTCGGTGTTTGATTTGTGACACTAGGGAATAAAGCATCCAGAGGAACTTGAGCTGGTTCTACATTTGTAGGTTTTTCTGTACTCGGAACAGGAAGTGCTCCTTTATTCATCAGCTCTCTAAGCTCATTCTTAAAGCTTGAAGAATCTTGATTAGCAAATTGAGATAATGGAGTTGAGCTATCACCGGCTAGAATCTTTTCGTAGATAGGTCTCATTGTTTCAAGAGCACTAATATTTCCACGATTTACTAATCGCTTTAATCCATCAAAGAATTTTCTTGCTACTTTTTTAAGTAGAGGTTCCATTTGAGCGGCTGGAACTTTATTTGAGAAAACATATTCAGCAAAACTTTCAGCAAAGAATTCTTGAGCACTACCTGCGTGGTAGTTGGGGTTGTTTGCAAGTCCTCCTTGGAATAATGCTTTTGTACCACCCTTACCTAAACTGTTGTAGACACCATCGGAAATCGCACGTTCTTCTTTTGATAGAACTAAGAAATATCCTGCGTGTCCAAATTCGTGAGTAAAAACCCTTGAAGCCGGTCCTTTGCCAGTGTTCGATAATCCTTTTTGCATCTCGATAGAACCCCACCCTGGAGTTCTTGCACCGTTGATGGCGTTTTGTCTGAATCTACCAAGAGACCTTGTAAGTCTTCCATTTGTAGAGTAGTCCATAGTTCCTAGCAATCTATCATCTGTTCCTTCAAATAGTGTTTTTAGGATAGTGGTATCTTCTGGAAGCATTGTTCCATCTTGAACCATCTTATCCAATGACCGAGACATTCGACTAAACCCTGGACCTCCTGTTGGAGAAGTTTCGTTACTGGTAACTTTTTGGGTTGGTCTGTTTGTTGATTCAATTAACTTAGCATCAGAAAGACGGTCCAGCACAGCATCTTTTGATAAGGGAGTTCCATGCGTTCTTAATCTATTACTCATTGTGTAGGTTCCGTCTGAATTTTTAGTTGCTTCTACCACAACTTTTCCAGAAGAATAAAACGAATCACCACTGTCTATCCCAGTATCCCCTAATATGATATCTACTTCGTTCCCTTGAGCTCCATAAGGTTTGTAAACTATTCCTCTTTCCTTATTTGTACTTTTGGGTAGTGATACTAAATACTGCACAAGTTGTCTTGCTTCATTTCTGTTCACACTTAGACCTTGAGCTCCGTATCGAGGCTTTCCAATTTCCTTTAATAACTCTTGAGCTGTTTCAAAACGACTTGGTAGCTCTGCTGTCATGTCAGATTGGCTGCCTTGTGGAACAACTGCATTAGAATCGGAAGGAGGGGTAGGAAAGTCTGGAGTAAACATTGCCTCTTGTTGGTCACTTGAGTTAAGAAAACTTCTGTGCCTCTCTTGGTCTTTCTGCTTTGACTGATTAATTGTGTATCCGGCAGTTCCAACTGTGGCACCAGAAACACCTCCAACTCCAAAGGTCATTAGGATTTGTCCGCTTGTAAAATAATCTTTTGCATCTTGTAAAATCTTTGCTTTCTTTTCATCAGTGTCAGCTCGTAGGTAAGCGTCTTGATATTTCAAAAGGTCTTGAGCAACTTCTGTTCCTCCCTCAACTCCGAAGTTTTGAAGAATTGATTTTCTTAGTGTGTCCGCAGGAGCTTTGAATAATCCTTGAATCGAGTTTCCAAGCATCCTATCCCCTAGAACATCAATGACAATTGGTCTCAAACTCTCTACTGACCCTTGGCTTTGTACCTGTTCGTTGGCAGATAAAGCAGTCCAATATGCAGTAGATAATGCAGGTCCTCCTATTGGTACGAAATTCAGAGCAACTCCAAAAGCTGTCTGGGGAAGAGTATCTCCAAGTTGATATAAAAATTGATTTAGTTTTGAGGGGTCTCCAGCTTGAGCTGCTCTGTTGGCATCGTATGCCTGTCGGAAAGTTTCTTCAGGACCAGCTGCTTCAATCATTGAAACAATACCTGTTCCAGAAGTTCTCTCTGAAGCAAACTGCATTCCTTTCTGGATTTCTGGGGTATTCAAGACTTTAAGAGGTACTTTACTCCCAGCTTCAATAGAATTATAAGCTCCTTGAAATGGCTTTCGAACAGTATCTTGAAGAGGTTGGAATAATTCTCTACTTTTATCTCCTGCTCTCTGAAACTCTTCAGTCCCTTTATTAAAATTATTCTTCTGATTTGTAGCAACATCTTTTAGCAATTGAGGAACCACCGCTTTCTGTTCACCAAATTTAAATTGACCTTCTCTCGCAGGTTTTTGTTGTGCCACACTGTCAAGAAATGAGTATGGTTTTTTCTCCACAACAGGAGGTTGGAACGGGATTATATTCTGATTCGGTCCAGAAGTAATAGGAGTCGCAATGGGTAGCATTGTTCTTGGAGCAGGAGGCAAAGACCTGTTTTGTTCAGGTTTTGCTGCTGAATACCTGTATTTATTTTCTGGCTTTGCTTGGGAATATTTAATCATAGTTTTGTTTAGTCAAAAATCTGAAACTTGTCGTCAACCTTGTTCAATGTTCTTTTGAACCAACCCTCTTTCACTTCTTCTACTGTAATCCCGGGGATTTGTGATTGGAAATGAGATGTAACTTCTGCAGATAATCCCATGCCTTCAATTGCTTCTAAAGCTTCTTCTTTTGTCATTTCTCCAAGTCTGTAGCTCTCAAGCACATCTTTGATAGCCATTGAAGCTAGTTCATTTTTTTCTGTATCACCATTCCAAACGTTGGGTGGATTGACGTAGTAGTTCGCCAACTCTGCATCAAGTTTCAAGAACTGTTCCTCGGACATTCCTGCTGCGATGGCACCTTTATTCAATTGAGTTTGAGTGAACCTGTCTTTTGTACTTCCGCTACTTCCTCCTGTTGATTTGGTTCCGGTTGTAGCTTTCCACTGTCTGATACTTTCGTTTGTTGAAAAGATTTTATCTTCTCTATCCTCTTTTCTTTTCTGTTCATCTTCTCTTGTTTTCAATCTTGCAAACACATCATTTAGAGCAGGGTCATAAACACCGGCATAGGCACTCTCGATAGCTTTTAATTCTTGTGGAGAATATGCTATTCCAGAATCACTTCCAACTTTGTAAGGGTCAGTAGTTCCTGAAGCAATATCATTTCTTGAGTTATTCATATCTCTTAATCGTTTAGTCAAATCTTCACCTGACTCATCTGGATTTGTCATAGCATCCCCAGCGTATTGAGGAATCTCTCCATTGCCACTTGCTTGAGGAACCTTCTGTCCTAGATATGTTGAATACTCGTCTGGTGACATAATATCTCCAGTCTTAGGGTTTCTATATTTTGCATACAAATCAACAGCTGGTTGTTGAGGAGCTTGAGGAGCTTGTTGAGGAGCAGGAGCTTGTTGAGGAGCAGGAGAAGTTCTCAACCATTGATTACCTTCTTTAAAAGTAAAGTCACCATCAACAGAACCAATACCACCTAGCGGACTATATTGTGGAGAGGCTGGAGCTTGGTAACTTCCACCACCATTAGGCAACTGTCTAGTTACTGTATTTTTATTATTATAGATTTGATTTAATGCCATATTAGTATTTGTTATTGTAACCAGTTGCTAATAATTTATTTCCCTTATTCCAAAGTTTTCCTGCGGCTCTTGTATTTGAATTGGCACTTCTTTCAGTATTCATTGTGCCTTGAAAATTAAAGTCTTTAGGTTTATAGATGTTAGATAGTCTATTAGAACTAACTCCACCTGTGGCGACACCTGCATTGTAAGAATTACTTCCGGCTTTAAAATGGTCTTTCAAACCTTCAGTTGCTTTATTCCCATATTTATATTGAAAGTCTTGAGCTGTTGAACCGATGTTTCTTTCAAAATTTCCTCGCTTGTAATCTTGGTCTTGGCTGTAAGCTCTTTCTAAGTTTCTTTCTTTCTGAACTCTTCCACCTGAAAACAGCACACCGTTATCCGCTGCACTTTGGTCCATTTCAGTTTTATCTTCTTGGAATTGTTGTCCAGAATTTAGTAGATAGTTTTGAAAGTCAGATTGTTTTTGAGCAAGAGAAGATTCTGTTTCCGCAGTTTCTTTTTCTTGAAGTGCTTCGTAGTACAAAGCATTATCTTCTTCCGCAGATTGCAAAGCTTTTTGTTGGTCTTTAACACTAAACGGCATACCTTGAGCATCGGTTATTCCAGATAAATTTCCACTCTGAAGTGCAGAAATAATTTCATCTAAAGAACTACCATCTTTTGTCAGAGAGCTAACAGCTGGATTTTTTGAGATGGCATCACGGTATTGTGCATCAACTGATGCTTGAGTTTCTGGAACATTTCCGCGACCAGAAGCTGCTTGAATAGACCTTGGACCCCAATGACCTGGACCTGAACTACTATCAACTCCGTTTTGTTGTTGCCATTTTTTGACAGCGGCAGTCGTTCTTGGACCATAAATTCCCGGTCCTGTCGCAATATCTGCTGCAGAAAGCATCCCCTGAGACTGTAAGAACTGTTGTAGTTGAGCTACTTGTTGTCCTGTTTGTCCTGGTCTTAGATTATTTTGAGGATACATAATGTTATTTTAATTATATTGTTAAATTATTGCTTTGGCAATCTTATTTTTTTTAATAAATCTATTTCTCCACTTAATTCTTTAATCGCTCCAATCATGATTGCAATAAGTGCAGTTGTTTCAGCTCCTTCTTCTGCTTTCATTTTGACTAATTTTTTTTCCATCTTTCCAGTCTCTTCATTTTTTACTTTCTGTTCTACCATTTCGTAATAATTACCATCTTCATCTTGAGGTAAAATTTCTTTCTTGTGATTCATGGCAGGAATGTACACGTGTTTTGGCATAGAAGTATAATCAATACGAGCTGCTCCAGCAGGAGTTTTTAATGTTGGATGTTTTTTTAGTGATTTCAGTGCCTCCACATCTGATACAACTTCTCCATTTCTCATTTCCACGCCATCATCATACCAACCAAGACACCCTCGGTCAGTAAGTGTTTTGTATGAAATATCACCCCAGTATCTTGTAGACCCTCCCATGTTGAAACTTCCTCCATCTGCGGGGTCGAAATGATTTGATATCTGAATACGACCTGTAATGCTATAATCAATGTTTCCAGAAGTACCAGAAACAATGTCGACATCAGTAATGTCATTTCCGTTCATGTCTATTGCTCCGTAGAAGAAGCCTCCTGCTACATAGATTTCATTCCACCTGTTTGCAGATGTTCCCAAAGAAGCTAGTAAGTTAGAGGCAGGAGATAGTTCGTTGTAACTAGAACCAAGTTCTATTCGACTTGCGTAAATATCAATAGCTAAGTTTGAGTTGTAGCGTATTCCTCCTGAACCATTAGTTAGATAAATATCATCAACGTAAATATCATTCCAAGGAGTTCCAGATGACCCTAAGTTGTCCAGACTGGCAGTGTCTGAAATTAGTGATGTGTTTATTGCAACAGAAGATAAGTTAGACAAAGCTGTATTTGCACCTGTGGCACTGGCATTCAAAGTTGTTCCAGACATAGATAGTCCTGTTCCTAAAGTTATTTCTTGTGCCGCTCCACTTGAAGCCGATGTTCTTCCTATAAGTCTTGAAGCAGTTGTATTTGTAAATTGATTTCCTGTGTTTGTCCCTGAAAGATTACTAGCAGCAATCGTAGTTGTTGAGGTAAATGGAATATTTGTGGTAATGCTGTCTGAAGATAAATCTCCATCATTAATTCTAAAATATCCATTGTTAGATGTGAAACTACTTATGGTTCTTGAACCAGCTCCCTCTCCTTGACCTGTTATTTCTATACCAGTTACCCCTGTTCCGTGTTGAAAAACACCTCCTGCTAATCCTGAATCTGGTGTAACTCGAGCTTTCAATTCAGCAAGCAAGGTTGCTCCTGACCTAAATTCATAAGAGTTATTTGAACCAGACATAACCAGTCGATACCCTGAAGTGGCTGTTTGTACTGTCGCTCCGGTAATTAGACCTGATGTAATGGTACCAATGTTCGCAGAAATTGAAGACAGTTGGGCTACATTCATTTTTGAAGCATTGATTGTATTCGCAAGAATATTATCTCCTACAATTTGAGTAGCTTCTGAAAGATTAAAAGTTGCATTAGAGGCAGCGTTTTGAGCCACAGCAATTAGAACTTTCCCCAACCCCACAGAGTCTGCAGAGGTTGTTGTAATTTGATATTGCGTTTCAGAGGCTAGTAAATCCAAATAGACATATGTCTTCGCTGACATGTCGCCAGTGTTTCCCGCACTAATTGCATAGGAAGTTCCTCCTGCTGATGTGAAAGTTCCCGCTCCCCAATTTACTGTATTTAAATCAGCGGAAGTAAAAGCTGAAGTTTGACCCCATCCCCAGTTTGAAACATCTAATGTCGTCTGCGGAATAGTCCCTTCTTCGAGTTGTTGCCCATTCACAAACACATTACTTGTATTAATATCTTGTGCAGCTTCTCCTGAAAGAAGTGGAGCCGGCTCTTCTGGATTACTATTAACAGACTGAAAAACAGCATCCTTTGTAGAATCATCTTGGTCTGCATCTCTGTATAGTTGTCTGTTCAATAATAAGTCTGTTAGTTTCATATTATTTTAATTACTATTTAATCCTTCGTCTGATAGTTTTAGTAACTCAATACCGTTTAAGACGATTGGTGTACCTTTTGAAATCCCTTGAATTCTCAATCGAGAAATGTTGAAGTCCGAAGTGTCGGAATTTGGGAAGAGTGAAGCATAGTTTTCATTAATCGTACCGAGGTCAGTCCATTCATTTACTCCTGTTTTTTGAGTTTGATATTGAACCAAAGCACCACCCCCGTTTTCTGATAGAACTGAAAACCCTGAAATCTTTTTAGAATGAGAATACATTTCTACATAAGACCTCCATCTATCAATCAACTCGTAGGAGATACTTGCTCCAAGGTCAGTAAATCCTGAATCAAGTTTTGCTACGACTCCTGTAGAAGTTCCAGCAACTTGCTCGATTGTAGTTCCGTTATCAAAGCTAATTAAAGCAGTAATAACTGTTCCTCCAAAATCATAGATGGTCCAGATTTGTGTAGAGATTGAATATCTCATTTGACAGTTCGTGTACTCAACACCTTCAACTGTCACTGCACCAACTGACCACTTCACGGAATCATTCCCATCATAAACTCCTGTCACACTTTCGTAAGAAGTTCTTGGAATTGCTTTCACAAAATCAATAACTCTCCTAGATATTTCTGTGGGTTGACCAGAGTAATTAAATTTATAAAACCCTGAAGAGTGATGGAAATAAATACCATCTTTTGCTTGGACAATTGACTCTTGCGAGTAAGTTCCAACATTGTAAGCAGGATACGGGTCGACGTTTGTTGTACTGTAAATTCGGTAAATATGATTTTGTTTAAATAGTAGAAGAGCTTTCGGTACTCGAAATAGTGCGGTCATTGATTCACCATCTTGAGGAGAAAAGGTAGAAAGGAAGTTTGTTGTTAATGTAAAAGTAAGAGGAGTTACATAAGATGTTCCGTCAGTTGACTGAACAATATCTGTGTAATAAAGAATATCTTTAGAGGCATCACCTATCCACACGCGACCTCCATACCCCGCTTCAATAAAATCTCCTTTAGGAAGAGTTGCTGGAACATCAGTTGTATCGAAAGTTCCTCCGTTAGAAGTTTTTGGGACATCTCCAGCGTTTCCATTTACCATCCAAGTCCTATTTAGGAATTGACCAAACCTAGCTTTTCCTGAACCAGTTAAGGATGTTCTAACTGAAGCCCAAGTACCTGCTGTTGAATTTAGAGCTTGAACCGTTACTCCAACTCTTGCGAAAAGATACTTAATTGAATTTGATTGAGAATTTAAAGTTCCAAAAGTTCCAACACTACCTGCTAAAGTAGGGGCATAAGTGGCAACTCCAAGTCGAGTTGTTACAGACCCTATCCTGTCGAAGTGCATATTAAGTGCAAGTTGCACAGAATTTTCAGGGCAAATAGTATCGCTAAGTTGAGCGGACCGTATAACACCCTCTGTTGGATATGGTATTTTTATGTTTTCTAATGTTTCTGACATTAGTTTGTGATTATCGTTGTATCTTGACCTGTATAAAGGTTATTGACCAAGGCTTGCACCAAGTCTTCAAACTTCTTTAAGTCGGGGTCGTTCGCTGGCAAGTCAACATCTTTTCGATATTTAATTGCGTAACGAAGATACCATTTGTAAATTTCTCTATAATGCTCTGAAAGCACTTGATAGAGGTCCGTAACTTCTTCTATTCTCCTGTAGTAATCAATGTAAAGATTATTTCCTTGCATTGAGTTTGGAATTATTCTGTCGAAATACAATTTGTCATCGTACACTGTGTAGTAGATGGGTTGTGAAATTGTTGGTCTCGACCAAACCTTCGCACCGATTGGGATTTCTCTTGTCACACCAGTTACACCTGTCAGTTTATTTGTTGCAAAATTCACAGCTGTATATGCAATTTGCATAATCTGTTGGTTGTAGGCATTCGTTGCAACATACGCAACACCTGATGCAGAGTTGGGGAAATCACCAGCACTGTCTAAGGTAATTTCATTTCCAGAGATAGCCACCACTTCTTGATTGAATCCACCTTGAGCACCTATTGCAATTTGATTGTAACTCCTTTTGTCGATGTATCGTAAATTGTAAGGAGTCATCACATTTCCAATTAGGAACCGAGCTGCCAGCACAGACCTATCTGTATCAGTGAAATCAATGTCCGCAGGTAAATCAACAAAATTAGTTCCAGCTAATACTTGAATTGGAAACTCAAACTTTTGTTGCCACGAATGTCTTATCCCAAAAAGTTTTCCTTCTGTAAATTTTCTAGCATCGTCAAGGGCTGATAGACAAAATTCAATTGTGATTCTTGTGTCGTTAGTTTGAATACCCATCGCTTTTAGAACTGGATAAATCAATGTTGCTGCTGAATTAGTTGGGTAAGCTGTGACACTCATCGGTGCAGAGAAACTTGAAACTGCTAAAGTTACTGAGTTTTTCCATTGCACTTTGTAGTAAGTCCCGGCTGTTCCCGCAGCGTGATAAAATACTGTATTTAGTTGAGTTGTAAAGAATTTTTTTGTTTCTACCTCAAGATAAGTCCCATCAATTGTTGCACTACTCCAAAGAGAAGCTTGGTCGTACTTTATTTCGCTTACAATATCACCTCGGTTGTGAGCTAGTAATGTCGCGGCGGTAACGATTGATTGACCTGTGTGAGAAGAAGATGCAACTATTTCAGAGTTTTCAGAGCCAACTGAACCTACCAATACTTGAATAGCCCCCGCTGTAAAATCACCAGCATTGTCTACTGGAAGTGCAGTGACCCCCGCAAGAATATCACTACTAATATAAGTAGATACTTTAAAATCTAATTGATTTGGAATATCAATTGTATTACCTATATTATGTTTTATATTTATCTGGGGGTACATATTGATTTTTAATTATTTTTCTAGTAATGTTCTGATTTAATTCTATATTCTTTATCTTGTTAAATCAATTATTAATCGACAAAAGAGACTTTACTTTTGTTAAGATACTTAGAAACTTCTCCTAGAATTAATCCAAGCACAACTGTCACTTCTGTTGTAAAACTAAAGTCTGATAGATTTGCTAATATAAAGTCTACAGTCACAGCTATTATCATCATCAGTGCTCTCCACAGAAAAGAATCAATTCTTTTCTTCCATTCTAATTTTGTTATTTTTTCCATATATTTATTTATTATTTATTTATTAAGACTCTTTGTTTATTTTTTTTAGTGCATTTATAGACTGGCTTCCCCAAAAGTGTCCTTTCATTTCTAAAAGTGCTGGGATACTTGAAGTAAACAAATTCCAGTTTTCTAACTGCCACCAAAGAACAGCTTTTGCAGTTAAAGCTCCATAAAATCCAGTTATAAACTTTTTTTCAAGTTTTCCTGCATTAAATAGCATTGCTTGAAGTTTTAAAACAGAATCTCCTTTGTTTCCAAACTCGCAGTAAAGATACGCTTTGTCTGAAACTACTTCCACAGGTTCTACTAAAACTTCATCTTTTGCGTGAACTTTTGCACCAAAATAAATTCTGTCAACAAGAAACTCGTAACTTATGTATCTTAAAAATCTCCCACCAAATTTTGCACTATCGTGAACAGCAAGCCATCTTTTTCCCTCTTTTGTAAAATCACCTTTTGGAACTAAACAAACTGCGTGTCTTATGTAGGCGTTGTTTAACGTAACAGAAGTATCTGTATTTTCCACAAATTCACGTGACCACTCATCGTTTGTTGCATAGATAAAGATTGTTACAGCTTTACCCTTTGCAATGTCTAGTGGTATTATTTCAGGTTCTACCTTGTGTGTCCTTGAGTTGATATAAAGATAATAATTAAAATCTCTCAACAACATAGGTTCTCCTAAGACATATGGCATATTTGTAGCATCTTTTTCTGTAAATCCAGTAGGTGTAGGAAAGTCATTACTTAAACCTTTTCTTATATTATCGTATGTATTTATACCGATACTTCCAGGTTGTGGAAAGTTAGAGCGTTTTCTGTAATTTCTCAACCTTGAAATATTTTTAGGTGATATATTTTCGTACTCAAGTTGTATTAAAAATGCGTGGGGTACACAAGAACCTGCATACCATTGGTCAATTTCTTCTAGGGCAAGTTTTCTAATTTGTTTGTTTTCAAAAGGTACCACTTCTTTTCCAGAAGTTAATATTTCTGAAGTAGAATAATCTTTTACTTTTTCTGAATCAGGTCTTGTATCTGGGAGTGCTGAATTGCTAATTATTTTTTCCATATTATTTTAATCCAATTATTGCTAGTAAAGACACTATTACAGCTGATAATATTATCCAATTTACTTTATTCAAAGCAGATTTGTAAGGTGTGAAATCCTCTATGTCTAATTTAGTATCAACTCTTGAGTGTATACCTTCAAACCTTTTATCTATTTCTGTGTTCATTCTATCAAATCTTGAAGCAACTTCATCACGAGTAATCATTTTTGAACTTAATACTTCAAGGGTAACTTTCATTTCAGATATTGCTTTTGCCATATAAGAAATATCCTTTGCCATCTCAGCTATTGTTATATTTTTTTGTTCAGGGTTATTTGTCATTGTTTTAAAAGAATGCGAAGAATGCTCCTGTGTTGGCTGTGGAAGTAAAAGGATATGATAATCCAGCACCTCCGTTGTATAGTTCTGTAACTTCTGAAGCTGTAAGCGTTTTATCCCAAACTCCTACCTCATCAAGCATTCCTTTAAAGTGATTCACACCATCGTCGGCGTTGGCAGCTCCAATTGCTGCTTTTTTATTGTTACCAATAGTTGCGTTAATTGTTGTACTTGCACTGACAGCTGTCATTGTCTGAGAGACTCCATCAAGATACATCTTTACTCCAGTTGAATTACCACTTCCATCATAAGTAAGGGTTACCATCTTCCATACATTTTGAAAAGGCAACATGTTTACACTCCTTACAGTAAATCCCTTACCACTTACTGAAAAATCATTTAAAAACTGTAAATCTAGGTTTAGTTCAGATGCCGTTCTGTTTGTCATTCCAAACTGAAATCCTGGATAAGGAGATACTAATACTACTTGTTTACCAAAAAAGTTAGGGGCTGCTCCACCTCCAGGAGCAGCAGAGTAGTCGTGTTTTGCCCATAAGTTTATACTAAATGCGACATTCCAATCAATCCAATCAAAAGGAGCATCCCACAAATCAAATCCTTGTGTCGTTCCATTTAAAAGAGCACCGTTATTTATTTTACCAGCAGAAAAAGGAGTGGTTGCAATGTTTGTCCCTGTATTAGAACCATGAGAATCAACAGCGTTACCTGATGCCTCGTCTAGTTTCCAGTAAGATATTAAGTTTGTTAGTAA